TTGCCATGGTTATTGTAAACTCATCACTACTAGGAACAGTAATTACTTCAAAAGTATTTGTTTCGAAGTCAGATGCTACATATCCAGCACCTGATGGAGGTGTCACTGATGTAAACGTAAATAAATCTCCTGGTTCTAAAGAATGTGCAGCTTTGTTAACCGTAACTGTTGCAGAAGTATTGACAGTATCAAATGTGCAACCCGTTTGAGCAGTATCGAGTGGAGTAATATCATAAAATGATCCTTCATAATATATAACCAAAACTTTATTTGTCCCAATCGCAGCATACCTTCTACCATCTAAATCAGCCCAAACAAATTGCTCTCTTGCAGCACCTACTAAAGTGTTTGATAAAATTTGTTCCCAACCACCAATTTTTTCAGGTAGACCATATCTAAATCTTACAAAATCTCCATCTGTCCATTGACCCTCTGCGCCAACTTCAGTAACTTGTTTATTAAATCCTGGTTGTATTAATACATTTGTTAAAGGCATGGGGTATTATACCTTATCTGCATCACCCTTTAAAGACTTGGGTTTCTCAACAAATACCTCATCGTTTTCAAATGTCTCTGTTTTTTGTAGTTCGTCAGGTAAATTAAAATTAGCTTTAGCTACAAAATTAACTAAATGATTAGTAAAAGTCCTAAGAGCCTCTGGGCTTAAAACTAACTTTTTCGTTTCTTTAAATATTTCTACTTCTTCATCTGAAAACAATATTTCAGCAGAAGCATCTTCATGTTGTACAAATTTCATATCTCAGTCCCCCATAGTAAGCGTTTATCTTTTACCCATTCTCTCTTTGGTCCTTCAGCATTTACATAATGTAAAAAAACTTGTGAATGCCAATCTCCTTGAAACTCTTGTCTTCCGTGTGGAATCTCACATCCTTTATATAAAACAGCATCACCAACTTTAACTTCAATTGGAGTATCTTGCATAAATATTGGAAATGGTGTTCCATCAGAACCTAAGTTTGCTGTTATACTATACTCACAAGCATCTCTATCAGTGTGCATTTGTAAAGAAGAAAATAAATTATACATCCTCCAACACGCATATGTTGGATAAAGTTTTAAACCAGTTTGTTGTTCAACAAAATCTTTTTTGTTAATTAACAAAGATTCCATTACAGGATCTCCATAATAAGCAGTTTCTCCTGCCTCTGTTTGCATCAAATCAAAGTGAGTATCATTAGTTCTATGTCTTATCCTTGTGTAGTCACATAAAAGATTTGATTCTTCTTTTGTTAAGAAATTTGAAATGTATTTATAAAGTTCTTTCATTACAATGCCCAACTTACTATGGAATATCTTACACCTTTAGTGACAGGTTTTACACTATGGGGGTACAAAAAATTGCTAGGCCATACTATTAAACGATTAGGTTTAACTTCTACTTGCCATTCCCCACTACCATCTGGATTACTGAAAGTTAGATTTCCTCCTTCATAATCATTATTTAATAAAAAAATACAACTCATAGTCCTAGGAATTTTAGCATAGTGATCAGAGTGCCATGTATAAAAATCTGTATTTTCGTATTTTAAAATTTGTATTTCTTTTATGTATTTGTAGCCATAAGTTAGATGTGGTCTAAATTCATTAAAATAATTATCTAAACCTTTTCTGAAAATAAATCTTAAATAATTATGCCAATGAGTCTCCGTCAAAGACTCGGTACAATTAAACATATCTTTTTTAAGAACACTTCTTATTTTTTTATTTACTGTTTGAAATTTATTTTTTGAATCGGCAACTACTTCTGCAGGTTCAAATTTTACTGTGTTAAGATATTTCAAAAGCATTGATAAATTTTTGTAAGGAACAAAATCATCGTATATCTTTACAAAACTTTTTATCTCCATGATTTTTTACGCCAAAATAAATTTTTATAAATGTTATGCATTCTTAATCCAAAACTAATTCTTCTTTTCCTAAGTTCTTTAGCATCTATTTCTTTTATTTCCATTTTCCATGAATCTCTTTGAAAAGGTATAACTTGAACATATGGAGTTCCTTTTTCTATTATGGTTTCTATAGATTCGTATTTGTCTCCATTGACTACAATGGGAAAATTTATTTCTGAATCAAAAGTGTCAGTATCAACTATTCCTGGTATTATTGAAAATCTGTCATCAGCATTGTTTAAAGGTGGGACAAATAAACAAGAATATCCTGGAGGAGTTTTTATAATCCAAGGATTCATAATTTTATAAATTGGAAACTTTCTATTTTTTTCTACAAGAGGAGAACCTTCTAGTTGTTGTGGGCCATGTAAACTAGGAACAGTTTGATTAATATTCAAACCTACTCCTTGAATTATACCATCACTTATTGTTCCAGCTTGATAAAATGAATCTTTTTTTCCTGTTTTAGGATTTATAACATTATGTCTAAGTTTAAATGCAGATGGATTTTTTAAAAGATATCCAGTTGTAAGAGTGTCTAAAAAAGGCATGCAACCTTTAATTGTTCTGTTTTCTGGTGTATGTGTAAGTTTTTTATACCACTCTGGTATGTTTGTTTTAATAGGTACAGGATAATCTTCTTTAAGATCTAAATAGTGATCATGAGTTAGAAACTCAATTTTTTTTGAGAACATTAAATGTTATTATATCAAGAACCTATAAAAGTAAACTATAACAATTGTAAAGGATGCACTGCAGTTACACCATTATCTTCAGCATTTTTTTCAAAAGAATGTGGTATTGCTGCGTCTACATTTAAACTTTCTATATGTGTTTTGTACGCTGATACTTGATCAGCTAGAGCACCTGATTTTCCTTTTAACCACTCTTCAAGTCTTGCAATTAATTCTTCTTTTGCAGCTTCATGTTTTGCAGCAGATTCAAAACCTCCACCAGTTGATAGCGGTGCAATGTCAACTGTATTTACTGTATCTCCAGTTTTAGAGATAACAGCTTTTTGATTTAATCTTACTGCATTGAATAATGAATCATCAACAGTAACTAGATCTACAAATGAATCATCGTGTACTTTATTTGCATCCCAAATTTCTTGCGATGCAGCAATGTTTGTTAAAGTATTTTCTTTACCATCTGAGTCTTTTTGAAATATAAATATAGCCATAATTACGATCCTGTATTTTCGAAAATAAATAATCCGCCACCTTGACCTGTTGAGCCATTTCCTGCTTGGCCTGCACCAGCACCACCTTCTCCATAAGTGGATGTTGATCCTTGTTTGTTTCCAACTAGGAAAGAAGTTACAGTGTAAGTGTTTGAAGCACCGGGTGCTGATCCAGCACTACCTGCGTTTCCGTTAGTTCCAGGTGATCCACCATTTCCTCCGCCACCACCGTTTACTGTAGCGATATCAGTTAAGTTTGATCCGTTTCCGCCATTTCCTGCACCAGCAGAGCCATTACCAGAGGCATGAGAACCACCGTTTCCTGCTGAACCTAATGAAAAAGATTTTGCAAAAGGGTGAGATCCTATTGGAAAACCGTAATATCCATATCCACCTTGGCCACCTTGACCGCCTCGGCCTGGAGTATTTTGGTTTCCACCGCCTCCGCCTCCGCCTCCGCCAAAAATTATAGCTCCACCATAATTAGCGTTTGAAGTAGCAGTGTAAGTTCCAGAGCCAGGTCCTGCTTCAGCGAAAGCTGGTTCAAGTCCGCCACCACCTGCTGATCCAGTTGACGCTGCAGTAAGTCTTCCTTGAGCATCTACTGTAATTGAAGCAAGTGTGTAAGATCCTGCAGTTACAGAAGTGTTAGCTAATTTGTCTGCACTCACAGCATCATCAGCAATCATATCTGTTGCAACTTGTACTTCTCCAATTGTACCTGCAGAAGCGGCTCCTAAAACTCTATTGTTAGTTGTTGTATCTTGCATTTTAGCAAAAGTAACTTGGTCATCACCAATTTTATCTGTAGTCACAGCTCCGTCTGCGATTTGTGCAGCAGCGACTGTGCCACCTAAAGTATCTAATGATACTTCTTTAAGATTTGTTCCATCAGCATAAGCTGCATAAATTTTAGCAGCGTCAGGAGAGAATCCTGTTCCTGAAGCAGTTTTAATTGTAAGATTAGTTGGATTAGTTAATCCTG